TGCCATCAACAGCAAACGCTGGGCCACCAGCTAAAGTAAAAAGATTTACAAAAGCATTATTTGATGTATTTCTTAGCTGCATAATACTAGTAGAGGTATTTGCAAAATATTGACTAGCAAAAGTTGTAGAGGGATCAGAGGAATTTGAATTATTTGTCGCTATCGCAGATAAAGCATTATTAAGGTCTGTTCTAAAAGCCGCCCCTGATTGGTTGGCAATATTCATATCATGTGTGGCCATTTTTAGTTATACCAATGGATTTGAAAATTATTTAATTATATTTTTTAAAGTAAATTACAAGCAAAAAGTAATAACAATAAAAAATAAACTAATATTTAAATTTATTCTACTCATTTTTTTGATATTTACCAAATCAACAACCATTTCTTAACCACCTTTACCAAACCCAATTGCTGTATATCTAAAATTCAGATTTTTAAAATTATTGCTTGAATCTCTTACCTCTATAACAAATTGACTCCCTGTAATAGATGTAATTTTAAAATAATCACCACTAACAGCACCCTCTAGAGTAATGCCGACTGTCGGTAAAAATGCAGTAGTTGACCCTCCAAGAGATCCAGTGCCTGTAAAGAAGGGTGAAGCAAATGTAACAGTTTTGGCTGAAGTTCCAGAGGCTATTGATGTATTAACAGTTTCTGTTCTGCGTTTAACACTTGCTTCATAACCAAGTTCAGTGACATTAATATTTTGTGCTGGGTCATCTGAAGTAAGTTCAACTTTAAATT